TGAGCGTTTCGCGCCTGATCTCAAGAAGCAACTTGATAAAGAGGTCAAGGGTATTCTGAGCAAGATGGTCACAGAAGCCCGTGGCAATATCCCATTTGACATTCATCCGTCAGGTTGGGCAAGAGAAAACAAGAATGCGAATCTTGTTGGGCCATTACAACAAGGGCAAAGTCGCGGTTTATTCGTGCGCTTTGATGCAGCAAAAGCCAAAGCAGGAATCACTGCCTTGACTCCAAGTTCAAAATCAAGCGCCACAGGTTTTCGCAATTCGTATGGGGTAGTTCAACGCAATGCCGCAGGTGCTATTTTTGAAACTGCCGGTCGCGGAAGTAAAGCAAGCAGAGCAAGAACTCGTGCATCTCGATCTACAAATCCAACTGCATCTCAAGACTTTATTCAGACTCTTGAAAAGTATTATGGCGTTCTCCCAACTGCCAAAGGTCTTGGACAAGATAAAGGTCGCGCACTTATCAAGGCAGTTGATGACAACAAGAAGTCTGCGCAGCGTGCTATCTTTGAAGCGGTCAAGACTGCCGAATCAAAAGCACAAGCACGAATGGATGCGAATTTGAGCAGGAGAGAGGAATAACCGATGGCAATTATTGAACGCATTGTCACGGTCTACAACGACAAAGGTTCCAAGCAAGCTCTCAATGACCTCAAGAAATTAGAAGCAACCTTCACCAATTCTGCCAAGAAAATTGCCAAAGCCTTCGGCGCCGCCACTGTCGCGGCAGCAGCATTGGCAACCAAACTCGCCGTTGACGGAGTGCAGGCCGCTATCGCGGATCAGAAGTCACAGGCTCTCCTTGCCAATGCCCTTCGCAACACGACAGGGGCGAGCGACAGTGCCATTGCTTCGGTTGAAGATTATATTTCGGCACAACAAAGATTAGTTGCAGTCACCGATGACGAATTAAGGCCATCGCTAACGACTCTACTGAATGCGACTCAGGACATTACTGAGGCTCAAGCGCTTCAGAGCCTTGCCCTTGATATTTCGGCAGGCGCTCAAAAAGATTTGCAGAGCGTTTCCTTAGCTCTTGCCAAGGCCGTCGGTGGCAATATCGGCGCTCTGACAAAACTTGGCGTTCCATTATCTGAGGACATCAAGAAGAGCAAAGACCTTAATGCCGCCTTGAAGGAACTTGGTTCAACATTTGCGGGCGCAGCATCTACACGCGCACAGACATTTGAAGGCAGAATGACTGCGCTTCGCATCTCTTTCAGCGAAGCCTTGGAGAGCCTTGGTTATGCTCTCATCCCTGTTCTCGAAGAATTAGCAAAAGTATTTCAGACGCAACTAATCCCTGTTTTTGAACAATTTATTGCGCAGAACAAAGATGAAATTGTGGCATTCTCACAGGAATTTTTGTTGGAACAAAAGTTTATGCAGGCATCATCGCAGTCGTCGGCGCTCTCAAATTACTTACCGCTCAATTCAAGCGTCAGGCGGTCGCAGGCACTGCCGCAGGAACTGCCACCGCTTTCGCAACCGGCGGAACATCGGCATTTGCCGCCGCCGCAGGTCTTGTTGCCTTCGCTGCCGCCGCAGGAACGACTTGGTATGCCATCAATCAGTTGACCGATAGTGTCAATTCAAACAGTGCTGCCATTCAAACCAACTCGCAGGTTGTCAATAATCACCTCAAGGATTTAGGCAGGATTGCTCAGGCAACTGCTGCCGCCAATATACAAAACAAGAAGTTCGTCAATATCACGACGACTTCAACCAAGAAGACAAAAGAGCAACTTGCATCTGAGGCAGCTCTTGCCGCTCTTCGCAAATTAGGAGTCAAGCCAACAACTGAAAAAGACCCAATTCAGTTAGAAGCCGCTCGATTGAATTTGCTCAAGCAAGGCAATCTTGAAGAACAACGCAGACTTGCTGCAATCATTGCAAATGCCGAAGCGCAGATGAAAGTCAATGAAGCCGCTCAAAGATACGCAGACCTTCTTCAAGTTTTTGCAGATCGTCAAGTTTCAAGCGAAGAAGTGTCAATCCTTGCTCAAAAATGGGGTATCACTGCCGGTCAAGTTCTTGAATATATTGCTCGCATCTTCGCTGCCAACACCACTGATGTCAATGACAGTGCAGTTGTCAACCTTTTGATGAAGTGGGGATTGACAAAAGAAGAAGCCGAGAAGTATGTAGATTTTACACGCGCTCTCAAAGACGAAAAGATTGACGACAAAGAAGTTGAAGAACTGATGGGCAAGTGGGGAATGACCCGCGCTCAAGTTCTCGCTTATGCAAAACAAGTTCAAGATGGAACTGTCTTTTCGCAGACATGGGATGACCCTGGCAAAATGGCAGAACAATCGTGGATTGATGCCCTTGCCGCTCTGAATGCCTATCTCAAAGCCCTTGGCTCTGCCAACCTACCTGGTGGCGGCGGTGGTGGCGCAGGCGGCGGTGGCGGTGGCGGTGGCGGTGGAGCAGGTGGCGGCGGCGGTGGTGGCGGTGGCGGCCTCTTACTCACATCCGCCGGAACAAAAATTCAAGATCAAATCAACACTTTGACGGAATTGCGCGGAACTGTTGATGCAGGCTCTGCACTCGGATTCAAACTCAAAGAACAAATTGATGAGTTGAAAGATACTTTGACATTTGGTTCAGAATCTCTTGGCACTGTTGTTGACGAACAAAGCAAAGCAAAAGTGATGATGTCATTATCGCCAGGCACAATCACTTCAGGTTCAACATTTGATGTCGGCTCCTTCCGAATGAAAGAGAATGAAGGAATGACAATCAATGTCACTGTTCAAGGTAGCGTCACAAGCGAAGATGATCTTGCTGAGAGTATTCGTCAGAAATTGCTTGCAACTCAACAGAGTGGCGGTTCAATTCTCTATAATTCGCAGGTTCTCTAATGGCATCACCGCAACTTGGCGTCAGTATTGACTTTTCACAAGGCCCTGCCTTCGTCTCTACTGCTTTCACTTTAGACAGTGCCACAAAAGGTGTTCTCGGAACAGGTCAGTTGGCAGATTTTGATGCCAATGTGGACATCACTCCAAGTGTTCTTCGCGTCAGCGTTCGTCGCGGTCGCAATCGCCTTCTCAATAAGTTTGAAGCAGGAAGCGCGGTTGTAGAAGTTCGTGACCAAACGGGTGATTGGAATCCTGCCAACACAAGTTCTATTTACTATCCAAATCTCATTCCTCTGCGCAAAATTCAGATATATGCCGACTATCTTGGCGTCAGATATATCCTCTTCACAGGTTACATCACGAGTTATGACCTTCAATTCGTGCGAGGCGTAGAATCAACTGACAAGGTTGTTCTTCAGTGCGTAGATGCCTTCAGGCTCTTCCAAAACGCACAGATTGACACAGTTCCTGCGGCAGCCGCAGGCGACCTTTCAGGCACACGAGTCAACGACCTTCTTGACCTTACAAGTTGGCCTGAATCCTTGCGTGATATTGATGCCGGTGACTCTACCCTTCAAGACGATCCTGGCGGAGTTCGCAATCTCCTTGATGCAATTCAGACAGTTGAGCAAAGCGAGTTCGGTGCCTTCTTTATGGATGCCGAAGGTCGAGCAACCTTCTATGACCGCGACACAGTCAGCAAATATGCTGACGCAACTCCCTATGTTTTCAGCGATGATGGGATTGAACTTCCCTATGCACAAATTGACCTTGCCTTTGATGACGCTTTGATTGTCAATGATGTGACAGTGACAAGGCTCAATGGCACCCCTCAGAATGTCTTTGATCAGACCTCGATTGACACCTATTACATCCACGCAGGAACCCGAGAAGGTATCTTGGTTCAGACTGACGCCGAAGCCCTAGAGCAGGCAGAGATGATCCTTGATGCTCGCAAAGACACTCAGGTTCGCGTTGACTCTATGACTTTGAACTTGATGGAAGACAATTCCTCGTTAGTCATTGCGGGCTTGGATATGGAGATTTTCAACCTTGTAGATGTCACAAAGACGATGGCAGGGGCGACTTCCATCACTCGAGAAGTTTTTGTTCAAGGTCTTCAGCACGACATCACCCGCACCACCTTCACAACAAAGGTGTTGACGGCCGAGCCTATAATTCAGGCATTCATTTTAGATTCTGCAACTCAAGGCGTTCTTGATGTGGCAGGCGCTCTCAGTTACTAAATAGGAGATGCAACAGACTGTGATGGTCTTTGCTAGTTCGGCAGCTCGCACCTCTGCTCTTTCGGGAGTCCTAGCCGAAGGAATGGTGAGCTACCTTCAAGACACCAACACCCTAGAGGTGTATGACGGATCAGCGTGGGTCGGCGCAACCGGCGACATTACAGGCTTGACCGCAGGCACAGGCATTTCAATCTCATCAGCAACAGGGCCAGTGCCAACTATCACAAGCGATGTCGCAACGACATTCGACGCCAAAGGTGATCTCGTGGTGGGAACAGGCGCAGACACCTTCGCCAAGCTCACTGTTGGAAATTCAGGCGACACTATTGTTGCAGATTCTTCCGCCACAGTAGGATTGAGATATAGCGCTACACCAAGCGCCTCTAATCCAATTTTGAACTCGTCATTTGATATTTGGCAGCGCGGAACTTCTATTGCTGGAACTGGTGCTGTTCTTTATACGGCAGATAGATGGAGCACTAATGCTACTTCTTCATTCACAGTTTCTCGTCAAACTACTTCGGATACAACCAATTTACCAAATATTCAATATTGCGCTAGATTTGCAAGAAATAGCGGACAAACTACAACGACTGCAGTTTCTTTTATTCAGTCAATGGAAAGTGCAAATTCTATTCCCTTTGCTGGCAAGACAGTAACAATGTCATTTTACGCTCGTAAAGGTGCAAATTTTTCAATGGCATCAGATAATCTTATTGTTTATCTAATTGGTGGAACTGGAACAGACCAAAATTATCAAACTACTTATACTGGCGCGTCTTTTCCAATAAATAATCAAACTGCCACTTTAACAACTACTTGGCAAAGATTTTCATATACTGGCTCAGTTGCTACAACAGTTACAGAATTGACCGCGTATTTTCAATATCAAGGTGTTGGAACCGCAGGAGCAGCAGATTATTTTGAAATCACAGGTGTTCAGATAGATGTTGGCTCGGTTGCTTTACCATACCGCCGCAGTAGCGCAACACTCGAACGCTGATAGTGCTAACTCGGTTTTCGGTGTTGGTATGAACGCAGCATCAACGTCGGCAAATCATATGGTTAATTTCCCTGTATCAATGAGAGTCGCACCAACATCACTTGAGTATTCAACTATTCAGGTGAGCGATTTCAATAACTATGGAACTGATGCAACAACTGCCGCATTTGGTTCAGTATCCACCAGCAAAAACACCTGTATTTTATATATCAGCGGTATAACAGGATTGACCGCCAATCAACCTTCATTTCTTCGGGGCAAGACTCAAAACACCTCATACGTAGCGTTTAGTGCGGAGTTATAATTATGAACAACATTAGAGAAATTGAAGTGCCAGATGTAGATGGTACAACGACAACATTCGTTATAATTGACAGAGGTAACGAGGAATTTACCTCAATGCCTAAAACCTTATGGGAAGAATTAGAAGCCCAAAAGGAACTAGGCGGAACACTCTAATAGGAGTCATTCGCTAGGGGTATGATTCCACTATGGATCACATACCACTAGAAGTCATCAAGGAAAAGCTTCACGACCGCTATCGGGCGCAGGGCTTCTCCGAAAACCTATTCCGCAACGATTGGAACCTCATCCTGCGCTCAGGCGTTCACCCACAGGTAGCGACTGAAGAGGACTTGCAGGCAGTCATTCTTCGAGCGAAATCTCAAGGCACTCGTGCCAACTATGGCTCGCGCCTGAAAAGCGTCTTCAATGCGCTCAATAAGATGAAGTTGATTACCAACAACCCAACCCTTGAGATGCCGGTCATCCGCAAGGGCAGAGGCATTCCGCATCCGCTCACCAAAGGCGAAGCCGAATTGCTTATGACCGAAGCCCGAGAGCCAATGCGCTCGTGGTTCATTGTCGGTTGCCTAGCAGGACTGCGAGCAATGGAAGTCTCCAAGTTGCGTGGTCTTGACCTTGAGGAGACTGCCGAGGGTTACACCTTGCGCGTCTATGGCAAAGGCGGAACCGATCTTGCGGTGCCTATTGCGAACCGAGTCGCCGAAATCATCAAGGCCGCCAACACCAAGGGGCGCATCTTTCAAGTCACTCCGAACAAGCTCTCATCAAGGGCAAGTGCCGAGATGAAGCGACTTGGAATTGAACACAAGACATTTCACGCCTGTCGCCATTACTTTGCGACGACAATGCTTGAGAAATCAGGCGGCGACCTTTTGGCGGTGCGCGATTTGATGCGCCATTCGTCGGTTGCCACAACACAGATTTACACCCAACTCGCAACGGGGCGAACGAGGTCACTCGTTTCAATGATCAGTTAGGAAGACACAATGGGCATCTCCACACGCCAAGTCACTGTCACCACATCGCCAACCATCTTGGTTGACAACACTGCCGAGGCAGAAGAAGTCCATCTGCACGCCGCAGGTGGTCAGGCGGTTTATCTTGGAGCTGCCGATGTAACAGGATCAACAGGATTCAAAATGGATAGTGGAGAAAAATTGACACTACAAAGCAAAAACAATCCCATCTATGGCGTGACAGATACAGGCTCAACCGTCGTGCAGGTCTTGGTGATAGGACTATGACCGCATTGGATTGGGCGTCTTTGGCCGTTGCCATCACGACAATTCTTGGTTCGGTCGCCATCGGCATCAAATGGCTCGTCAAGCATTATCTCAACGAACTCAAGCCCAATGGCGGATCATCAATGCGTGATAAGGTCAACCAACTTGAGGAAAAAGTTGATTTTCTCACTGACCTTGTGAAGGAAGCTCTCAAACGCTGATGTGCAATAAACAACTTGATAATTTTCTCCACATAGCAAGCGCCGAAGTTGGATACATTGAAGGCCCTGCCGATAATCAAACGAAGTATCAGAAGGCAAATCAAGCTTGGTGTGGCGCATTCGTCAATTGGTGTGCAAAGCAAGTTGGCTTGAAAATCCCTGACTGCACCTACACACCGGCAGGGGCGAAGGCATTTGCCGAGGCGAAGCGGTGGCAACTCGTTGCCGATGCCGAGCCAATGCCAGGTGACATCGTTTTTTTTGACTTTCCTGCCGATGGCATTGACCGCATCTCGCATGTCGGTATCGTGGAAGCAGTCAATCCCAATGGCACCGTCACCTGTATTGAAGGAAACACCGCCCCCGACACTAAGGGTGATCAACGCAATGGCGGTCAGGTTGCGCGTAAGATTCGCGCCTACAAAGTCAAGAATCGGGGGAAATTGAAACCCTCTTTGCCGGTGTTCATTGTGGGCTTCGGCAGACCTAAGTTCAAGGAGTGCAAATGCTCGACAAAGACAAACTCATCGCAGTCGGTAGCACCTACGCAAGAG